ATTTAACTATTTATTTTTTAATATATTCTTTTAAATTATAGTAAAATATAAATAGAATGAATAGAAACACAAGTTTTTTATTGGCGTTAGATGTATCTACGTCAACAATAGGAATTGCTTTATTTGAAGATTTCGGTAAAAAAGGTAAATTAAAATTACTACATCACGTATCACCAATAGTTAAACCTAAACCTTCTAATAAAATGGAAGAATTGTTTAAAAAAGTTGAGATATTTGAAAATGAATTTTTAATTAACTATAAAGATATTGGAATCGATAGAGTTGTGATTGAAGAACCTTTATTACAATCCAATAATGTTTATACTATTGCGACTTTATTAAGATTTAATGGTATGATTTCTAAATCTGTATATGATGCTTTGGGTGTGGTACCAGATTTCATTTCATCTTATGACGCTAGACAATATTCTTTCCCAGAATTAATGGATATCAGAAAAACTAAAAAAGATGGTACACCGTTAAGTGAAAAACAAATTTCTAAAAATAAACCAGTCTTATTTGGTGGTTACCCTTTTGATATTGATAAAAAATATGTATTATGGGAGAAAGTATCCGAATTAGAACCACAAGTTACATGGTTTTATGATAAAAACAATAAACTTAAAAAAGAAACATTTGATACTTCAGATGCTTATGTAGCTGGAATTGGTTACATGTATAAACACAATATTTGGGATAGAGATTAAATTAGTTAACAAAAATTTGTAAATCATTCATATTTTTTGTAACTTTGTGTTATGAATCATTTATTGGTAAACATTTTAGAAAGTTTTTTAGGTCCCTACAGAAAACATAATGAAGACACTGGACAAATAGCATTTGATTGTCCAGCTTGCTCTGCTGATAAAAATCTAATTGACGGTGATGGTAAAGGTAATTTAGAAATAAATTACGAAGAATCAATTTTTAAATGTTGGTCTTGTCAAGAGACAAACAATATGCACGGTCCGATTATAAAATTGTTAAAAAAATATGCAACACCTAAGAACGTAAGAGATTATCTACTTATTAAACCAGATGTTACTATTTCAGAAAAAATTAAGAAAGATATTATTTTAACATTACCAGAAGGGTATTTAGAATTATCTAAGTGTAATGGTAGTGAGTATAAATATCAACAAGCAATGTCTTATTTAAAGGAACGTGGTATTACCGATAAAATAATAAAAGATTATAAAATAGGGTTTACTAGTAGGGGTAAATTTTTCAATAGAATTATAATACCTTCTTATGATTCTGAAAATAATTTAAATTATTTTATTGCTAGATGGTTTTCTAAAGAGTATACTAAATTAAAATACCTTAACCCAGATGTTGAAAAACAAGAGATAATCTTCAATGAATATAAAATTAATTGGGATGCGACAATTTATTTAGTTGAAGGTGCTACTGACCATATAGTGACTCCGAATTCAATTCCATTATTAGGTAAATACATCTCCCCTCAATTATTAGATTTACTACAAGAAAATGCAAAATCATATGTTGTTATTGTGATGGATGACGATGCGTATGCTGATACAGTTAGGTTATATAATGAATTAAATTTTGGTGAACTAAGAGATAAAGTTAAAGTAGTTAAGTGCCCAGATGGCTATGACCCATCAAAGTTATATGAAAAATTTGGTAATAAAGGTGTTATAAAACTTTTAAAAACTGCATATAAATTATAAAGCAGAAACAAATAGATTATCACTTATCTGTTTAGCCAAACCATCTTTAACCAAACTAACCCATAAATTAAAAGCTTCTTGACTTTGTTTATCATCTGAATATAATTTTTTTCCTTCAGAAGCTAGTTTTTTAATTATGAATTTATACATCCCTTTACCTATACCTTGACCTTTAAATTCGTCATATAATAATGTAGAATGTATTTTATAATCATTTTCAAAATTTCTAAGTCTAAAAGCACCCATTCTTTTACCTTCATAAAAAGGTATAAACACTAATAAATTATTAACTAAGTTAGATTTTATTTTAATTTTAGAAGTATCTACCTTTTTTTCAATGCTTTCTCTTAATATATGTCTTATGATATTTTTCATTTTAACTTTTATAATAAATACTTGTAAAAAATATAAAAATTATGTAACTTTGTAATAAAAACTAATTATGAGTAAAGCTAAATTATGGGTTGGTCCAGTTTTCTTGGAACCAATTGAACATAAATATCATCACAGAGAAACTGGTAAAATATATAAATCAGTAACTACTACACTTACGTCAATAGAGCCACACTTTGATTCTGAATCAGTGTCTATGGCTATAGTTAACCAAGCTGATAATGTAAAACAAGAAAGATATATCGGTTTATCTCAAGAACAGATTTTAGATTATTGGCAAATGTTAAATGACGAAGCAAATATTTATGGTTCAAAAGTTCATGATATAGTTGAACGTTATTTATTAGCTAATAAATGGTATTTTCCAGAAGATAATGAAGAAGGTCAATTTGAACAAAAAGTTATTGAAGGTTACGAAAATTTAAAAGTTGATGAAGGTATTGCAATGTGGCCAGAAAGGATTTTGTTTGCTGAACAATATGAGTTGGCTGGCATGTCTGACCTTATAATTGATATTGACGATGTGTATTTTGATGTTTGGGATTGGAAAACAAACCGTGAGTTTAATTTCTTCGACCCATTTGGTTATAAGACGCTTTTTAAGCCATTTGACCACATGCAGTCATGTCAATGGTCAGTTTATACATTACAGTTGTCTGTATACGCTTATATGTATGAATTAGAGTTCCCGAAAAGAAAATGTAGACAAATCAGAATCGGTTATTGGGATAAAGAAAAAATGTCATTTGAAAAGATACAGATAATGTACATGAAAAACGAGGCTAAAAAGCTGGTTGAGATGCATTATTATAACTTAATGAAAAACGCATAATATGATAAAGAATTAGAGATTGAAAAAATACAAAAAAAAATAATTATAAATGATAAAAAAAGTAGTACACTTAGCTGAATTTAATTAAATTGAATTTTTCTTTTTTTCTTTTTAAACCTACATTGTCGTATTCGATATTATCATAAATATAATTACCTAATTTTATAATACCATCCTTATTTGTTATTCTAATAACAGATGAGGATGATTTTATGTTTTTAGTTCTTTTTATGTTATATTTAATACCCAATTCTATACATAACCTTTCAAAATAAGTCCAATCTTGGTCATATGATGAAGTCAGAGCAAACTGTCTAATTATTGAACCTTTACTAGGTTTACGATAATAAAAACAACCATCCCCATCAATCAAACCTCTGAAAAAATAATGTCTTAATCCATCTGGTATCTTAGATAATATTTTATCAGCTGAAATATATGATTTTTTATCGTAATTATGTTCAATTAAAAAGTTCATGATTCGTTTATTATTAGTGATAACATTAATACTTGGTTTCCAAGATTTAACTGGTTGTTTACGTTCATAATAATTCCATTTACCCACTTTTTCTAATATTGGTTTAATCTCATCTATATCTTCTTTAACCATAGTAAAACCTAAATTTGAGTTATTCCCATTTTTTGATGGGTTTAGAAATCCATCAGCCCATATTAACCCTAATAAATAAGATATTTCTTTTGTATTGATGTTATAAAATAATTCTGGATTAATATTACATTTATCATTTGGTTTAGATAATATAACACTTTTTATTGAGGGTAGTAATTTGATATTTAATTCATATGTTTTATTTTGTATTTTAGATTTTGTGTATCCAAGTTCTAAAATACAGTAATCAACACCGTATTTAGGGTAATTTATTTTTAAAAATTCTATTTCTTTAGTTGTCCAAGTATTTTTTTTCATGTTATTTTATTTCACTCATTGTTATTCATATAATAAATATTAATTTAATTTGTAAAATAATAAAAAATGTAGTATATTTGTATAAAAAATATTATTATGGTAAGATTTGTCGTACATCTCGCTGATATACATATCAGAACACTTAGAATGCATGATGAATACAAAGATGTATTCAAAACTCTTTTAAAAGATTTAAGAGAATTGTTGGTTGATTACAGCAGAGAAGAAATTAGAATAGTAATTGCTGGTGATTTGGTTCATCAAAAAATTGTTATTTCAAATGAGATGTTAATCTTGGGTACGTGGTTCCTAAGAAAATTAGAAGAGATAGCACCAGTTATTATTATTGCTGGTAATCATGACTTATTAGAAAATAACTCTAACAGAATGGATAGTATCAGTCCTATGGTACAATTTTTGGGGGATAAAGAAATAAATTACTTCAAAGAATCTAAGTGTTATTTAGATGACAATATTGTTTGGTGTGTTTATTCTATATTTGAAGAGAATAAAAGACCAGATATTGAAGGTGCTAAAATTGAGTTTGGGGATGATAAAACATATATAGGGTTATTTCATGCACCAATTATAAATGCTAAAACAGATATTGGCTATGCTTTTGACCATGGTGCTGAATTAGAAATATTCGAAGGTTGTGATATAGCCATGTTAGGTGATATTCATAAACGTCAAGTTTTTAACCATAAAGGTATATTAATAGCGTACCCATCATCATTGATACAACAGAACTTTGGGGAAACAGTTGGTAAACATGGGTTTTTGTTATGGGATATTGAAACTAAAAGTTATACTGAACACGATGTTGATAACAAACAATCGTACTATCAGTTTAAAATAACATCGATGGAAGATATTGAGAACGGAGAAGAAAAACTAACTAATTTATGAGAAATGTAGCTGTAATATCATCATGTGTTGATGATTTCTTACAATGGAGAGAAGATAATTTAAATCCAATTGAAATTGGTACTAAACAAAAAATAAAAGTTGACGACACGTTATTTGTTTTGGTTATGAAAACTGAACATGTTTGTTCACAATTATTTAATGAAGTCATTGAAACGGCTGATGCTCATACTAATTCTGAGTATTATAAAATAAAAGAAATTATTAAAGGAAATATTATAAAAGATGAAATTAAGTGAAATTAAAGAGTTTATTAACTCACTACCAGCAGAAATGGATGACTTTACTGTTGTTAATGGTGAGTATGGGTTTATGGACCCAGAAAACGAAAAAGGGTTTATCTATAGAGTAGATAAACCAGTATTAGCAATAAACGTTGACGAGAAAGACATGGAGGTAGTCTTATTACATCAAACACGTGAAAATTTAACAAATATTGACCTTGGAACTATCTAAAGAATTAAAAGATGAGATTTGGAATTATTGTCGCTTGAATGATATAACCAATATAGATGAATTCACAATTAAAATACTTAAACAAGGTTTCACAGTTGAAAAATTTGGGGCTACACCACAAGTTATTGAAAATAAAGTTGAAGTACCAGTAGAAAAAATTGTTGAGAAGATAGTAGAAAAAATTGTTGAAGTTCCAGTTGAAAAAGAAATTTACGTAACTGATAATTCACAAGTTAAAGACTTATCTAAAAAAATTAAAAAACTAGAAGAAGAACGTGACTTGTATAAGAAAGACGCTGAACATTTTAAAAAAGAGTTTGAAGATACATTAGAAAAATTAAAAATAGAACAAAATAAAAACAAAAGAGATTTTTATGGAGAGTAATTCAGAAGTATTAGATATAAAGGCTATATCACCTTATTCTAAAATTAAAGTATATTGGGATGACCAACCCCACAATTATAGTAAAGAAGCTAAAAATAAAATTAGAAATTATTTTGCCAACAAATACGGTGTTAATAAAAACAATATTAATGTTGTGTATAGACCAGTTAAAAAAACTTCCAATGGAGATTTAATTGAGATTACTGGTGCTGGTATTGAAAATATCATGGACGTTAACTATCAAAGAGCCCTTATGAAGGAGTTAATTGATAGAGATGGTAAGAAGGTTGACTTTAATAGAATTCTTGCGTTAGATGACAAAGTTAATGGTGAGTTAAATGTTGATTTGAATGAAACACAACATAGAAGTTGGAATGTTAGATGGGTTATGATAAATAATTTCTTATCTTTTGGTGAGGATAATTATTTATCTTTTAGCAAATTAAAAGGGTTAACAGTTGTAAATTCTATTCCAGCTAATCAAGGAGGTAAGACTACTATGACAATTGATGCTATGAAGTTCTTATTGCATGGTAGTACAACAAAAACTGATACAAACGAGCAAATATTTAATCAATATAGTAACAATAATGAATTGGTTGTTAGAGGTATGATTGATATTGAAAATGAAGAAGTGATAATTGAACGTAGAATGAAAAGAACTGCCAAAAAAGGTGGTGGATGGACAGTTGTTAATAAAGTTAATTATTATGAATTATTACCAGATGGTGAAGAAAAACAATTAAATGAAGAAGATGCTACTAGAACAACTAAAAAATTAAAGGAAACTATTGGTAGCGAGAAAGATTTTGAGATGTTAGTATTGGCGACTGAAAAGAATCTAGATGATTTAATTGGTCTGACAACAACTGAATCTGGTAAAGTGTTAACTAGATTAATTGGGTTGGAGATTTTAGAGTTGAAAGAATCAGCTGCTAGATTAATGTATAACGAATTTGCTAAAAAGAAAAAATCTAATGAGTATGATGTTATTACATTGACTGATGAAATAGAAGACCATAAAGAAAAAGGTAAAGAGTGTACTGACCTTAGTACCATTTTAAACGAAAGATTGGAAAAAGCAAAAGATGATATCAAAACTTTGACTACTGAAAAAGAAACATTGATTAATAGTAAAGAAAAAGTCGATGTTACAATATCTGAATTAAATCCAGAGTCATTAGAATCAGATATTAAAAAGATAACAGATAAAGGTACTGGAATAGCTGAAGAAGTAAAAGTCTATCAAACAAAAATTGATGAAATTGGTGTTGTTGTATTTGATGAAGATATACATTTTGAATGGACGAAACAATTAAACCAATTAAATACTGATATAGCGTTAAAAGAAGCTGAGGCTGAAAGAATCACTAAACAAGTTGAAGATTTAATTGCTGGTGGCATTTGTCAATCATGTAATAGAAAATTAGATGATGTTGATAACACAGAACATATAGAAACGCATAATAAACAATTAATAGAAATACACATTAAACTAAATGAGTTATGTGACAGTAGAGAAGTGTTAACTGAAGAATTGGCAAAACTTAATGAGATTAAAAAATCAGTTGATGAAAAGAATAAGTTGGAGTTAGCCAAAGATAGATTAGAAGTTGAAATAGGTTCTCTTAGAAATAAAATTGTTGAAAAGAGAAATGATTTAAAAAAATACAAACTTAATTTAGACGCTATTGAATTGAACAGAAAGATTGACATTGAGATTACAAATGTTAAAACTAAACTTGCTGTATTGGAACACACTAAAGATGATACCATTACTAAAATAGAAAGGGTTCAAACAGAGATTAAAAACCATAAAATTGGTATTGAAACTAAAACCAAATTAATAGAAACTATTAAAAAAGAAGAAGAGATTGATAAGATATTTAAAATTTATATTGAATTAGTCGGTAAAAAAGGTATTAGTAAATTAGTCTTACGTTCTGTATTACCAATTATTAATTCTGAAGTGCAAAGATTATTAGATGATGTTGTTGATTTTGATGTTGAGATATTTATTAATGATAAAAATGATGTTCAATTTTTATTGGTTAAAGATGAGGTATCTAAATTGTTAAAATCTGGTTCTGGTTTAGAAAAAACTGCTTCTAGTTTAGCACTCAGAGCTGTGCTAGGTAAATTATCAACACTACCAATGCCTAATTTCATAACTTTTGATGAAGTTTTAGGTAAAGTAGCACCAGAAAATTTAGAAAAATTAAAGACACTTTTTGATAAAATAAAAGATATGTACGAGATTGTTTTCTTCATAACACACAATGATTTGGTCAAAGAATGGGGTGATAATGTTGTAACTGTTGTTAAAGGAAATAATAATATTTCAAAAATTTCTATTAAATAATTTGGTTATTTATTAATTTATTTGTACATTTGATTAAAACTTAGAATATGGATATTAAAAATTATTGTGTTGTTATAATGGGTGATACTAAAAATGCTTTTTATGACATTGAAAAAATAAGTGATGATAAACCTAACATACTTGACGCTAAGGGTATTATTATAGCCACATTAACATCTGTTTTAACTGTTAAAGAGATAACAGAGTGGTTTAAATTGAAAGATAGAAGTTTTTTAGTTTTTGAATTGAATGAAAATCTTTCTGGGTACAATATAACTAAAAAAGAAATTCATGATGGGTTATTTGGTCATTTGATTAATTCTGATGAAAAATTAAATAAGAGAATATCAGAGTTCATCAACGCAATTGAAGATGCTAAAATTATTGAAGAAGAAGTTAAATATAACAAAAAACAATATGTTGATGTTAAAAGAGTTATTAAAGTTAAACGTTTAACTGAATCGGATATAGAAAATATGACGATAAAAGAGAAACAAGAAGCAATGAATAAAATAATAGATTCTGGGGTTGAAAACCTAACAGATTATGATAAAAAAATGTTAACACTTTTAGCTAAATAAATAGCTTAAAGTGTTGACTTTTATAAGTTTAGTCTTATATTTAAAGACGATAACAAGATAGAATAGTAACATTAATGAATAAAAAATTTATAAATTTTGAAACCGACAATAGTATATCAAAATACTTTAAAGAAGTTAGAAAATCTGTAATATTAACACAGAATGAGGAAATATCTATAGCTAAAAGAATTAATAAAGGTGATGCAAATGCTATTCAAGAATTAGTTAAAGCTAATTTAAAATTTGTTATCTCAATTGCTAAAGAATACCAAGGTCAAGGGTTACCGTTACAAGATTTAATAAATGAAGGAAATTATGGGTTAGTTAAAGCAGCGACTAGATTTGACCATAAAAAAGGATTTAGGTTTATATCATACGCTGTATGGTGGATTAGACAATCAATAATTCAATGTTTAAATGATAATGCTAGGATAGTTAGATTACCTTCTAATGTTATTAATAAAATTAGTAAATTAAATAAAGAGATATCTAGACATGAAATGTTAAATGATACTGACTTTAACGTTGAAGATTTAACAAATTTTGATATTAACTTAGTAAATTACCCAAAATGTACATCTTTAAATGAACATATAAACGAAGAAGGGGATGAACTTATTCAATTAATCCCTTTTATTGATGAATATGAAGATAAACTAATTGTAGATGAAAGAATAAAAAAACAAATCGATGCAACTTTATCAGTTTTAAATGAAAGGGAACGAGAAATAATTAAATGTTATTTTGGTATAGACACTAATTGCGAAGCTATGACATTAGAAGCGATTGGTGATAGATACGGGTTAACAAAAGAAAGGATAAGACAAATAAAAGAAAAAGCTATAAGAAAATTGAGACATAATGCTCATGAATTGTTTGATTTAATCAATGAATAAAAAAAAAAGGGTCAATGACCCTTTTTTTAATTTGTAGTATTTATAATAAAAAATATGAAAATGAAATTTAGTTACGTAATGTTAATTTTAGCACTTTCAGTTGCTGGTTGTGCTGCTTATTTTTCGGTATGGGGTTTAAGTCAGCTATTTGCTGGTGCTAGTACAGCTGTTATCATAATGGCATCTGTATTAGAGATAGGTAAAGTGGTAACAACAACCGCTTTACATACATATTGGGGTAAATTAGCCAAAGGGATAAAGATTTATTTAACGATAAGTGTTGGTGTTTTGATGGTCATTACTTCAGCTGGTATATATGGATTCCTTTCAAATGCATATCAATCTACAGCTAATAAATTAGAACTACATGAAGGTGAATTAGGTGTATTGGAATCTAAAAAACAAACATTTGAAAAAACAATAGCTGATAATGTAAAAATAATCGAAACGAAAACTAAACGTATTGACCAATTAAATAACCTTAGAGGTAATCAAGAATCTAGATTAGACAATTCAACTGATAATAGAAATCAAAGGAATGCAAGAAAAGATATCGAGAGTTCTGATAAACAAATACAGTTATTAAATACTGAAATAGATGGTCTTAACGCTAAAAATATTATGTTATCAGATTCAGTTAATTCATATAATGTTAAAATTATAGAATTAAAAGCTGGTAGTGAAATTGCTGGAGAGGTTGGTCCATTAAAATATATCTCTGAGTTAACTGGTGTACCAATGGCAAACGTTGTTAACTATATGATTTTATTGCTTATATTTGTATTTGACCCATTGGCTATTGCGTTAGTATTAGCAACTAATAGAGTGTTTGAATTGGAAGGTAAACAAACTCCATTAGAACCTAAAACTAATTTTGTCCCTTCTGTTGAAACACCAACAACTATTGTAGAAGTTATTAAAACAAACAGTGAGGATGTAAACTTTGATGAAGACCATGCATTGAGTGAAGTTATGAATCAAATGGTTGAAGATTTGGAAATTGAAGATATAATAACACCAATAGAAGAAGATGTTGAAGAACATATAGTTGAAGAAGATATAGTTGAAGAAGATATAGTTGAAGAAGATATAGTTGAAGAAGATGTTGAAGAAGATATAGTTGAAGAAGATGTTGAACAAATATCTAAAAGAGAACCAGTTATTCCAACTGGAAAAGTTACATTAGAGGATATTAAAGAAATAAAAGAAGGTAATAGAGGATTTTCTGTTGATATACCAAAACCAAAAACATCTAATACTATTGAAAGAATTGGTTCTAATAAAATAGTTAAAAATGGTGATAATAATACAATTTTTTTTAAACGTAGATAATGGAAATAGATTTTGAAACATATAAATTAGATTCAAAAAAATACATTGAAGTTGAGAGTATAAAAAAAAATATAGTTATTGGTTCGACAAATAATAATAATATGAGACATGTTATAGGTTGGAATAATAGACATAATGGTTCATATAATAAAACTGCTCATTTTACGATTGATATTTATGGTAAAATATATCAACATTTCAACCCACAATACCAATCAAATTATTTCAACGATTTAGAATTAAACTGTAAAACAATTATTATATTATTAGATAATGATGGTTATCTAATTAAAAATGATGAAAAAAATTGTTATAATACATGGGTTGGTGATATTTATAGTGATGAAGATAATATTATAGAAAAAAAATGGAGGGAATATAAATATTGGGTTAAATATACTGATGAACAATTTAATTCAGCTGTTGATTTAGTTAAATATTTATGTAAAGATTTTTTCATACCTAATAAAATATTTGAACATAATATTAAAATTGATAATTTATCAGATTATGAAGGTGTGTTATATAAAAGTAATATTGAAAAATATTATCATGAGTTGACACCAGCATGGGATTTTAAAAAATTTAAATTAAAAATTGAAAACGATGAATGATAGAATTAATGAACATGACATGACCAAAAAAATGATGTCAGCGATTAGAGCGATGATTAATAAAGATAAAACTTTGATTAAGGAAGAAATCGTTCCCCAACCTAATATGCAAGACTCTATAAATCAATTAGTGCCTGGTGATGACTTACCAGAACCAGTTAACAAAGTTGCACCTAGAGCTAAAGTTGACCCACAACCATTAATTGATATGGATAGTACTTATTTTGAGTTAGATAAGAATGATAGTAGGTTTAAACAAATTTTTTCAGATTTAAGTAACTTAGAATTAGGATTAGAGGTGACTAGTATTTTTATTAACCCTAAAAAAGATATTGTTATTACTGGTAAAAAAGAAACTAAAGAAAATAATTTAATATTTACTATGTCTTTATTTTCTGGTATGGAATATGAATCTAAAACTGATGGTGAGTTTAATGACTCAGAGATTAAAACTGCACTAAATGGTTATTTAGAAAACATGCAAAGAAATATAACAAAGACAAAAGATGAATTGTCATATAATGAAAAAATAGATGGTAAGAAATAGAATTATAATAGGTTTAGTTGTTTTCATTTTATTATTGTTTACGTCTTTAGTTGGTGTATTCAAATTGTATCAAAATGAAAAAGAAGAAAGAAAAAGGTTTAGCAATAATATTATCGCTTTAATAAATAATAAGTCTAGACAACAAGAACTAACAGTTAAAGAATTTAAAGAATTGTATCCAAAATACGATTCATTAGCTAAAGTTTTAAAAATAAAAACAAAACATATTACAAATATTATAGACACTAGATATAATTTTAAAGATACAGTTATAACTACAACTGTATTGAAAAAAGATAGTGTTTCTGAAAAAAGTTATTTTACATTAAAAGAAAAATGTTATAATTTTTCTGGGTTTATTAAAAAGGATTCAATAACTTTTACTAATAAACAATTTAATGATAAATTAACTACGTTTTTATATAAAGATTGGGAGAAAAAATATTTATGGGGATTATTAAAATTTAAACCTTATTACAACACTAAAGTGTATAGTGAGTGCATGAAAGACACTATAACAGTTATTAATAATATAAAAATTAAAGAATAGTTTAAATGAGTGAATTAAAAGAAGAAGAAGGTACACCAAAAAGTACTAAAAAGAATTACAGACAAAGAACAAGAAAATCAGCTGCACCACCAAAAACTATAATGTCTAAACCACTACCTAAAGAGTATGTGGAACAAAAGAAAAAAGAGATACCAATGTATGACCCGTTCACTGGTGAAATTAACCCTTATTATGAAGAGTTAACTGGTAAAAAGAACCCATTACTTCAAAAAAATAATGACGCATTATCTAACACTAAAAATGGTACTAATCACAGAGTAGGTACTCAAAAATATGGAATAAATATTGCTTTACCAGAGTTCGGTAGAAAAAATAGATTTTTATTAATATTACCAAAAGAATTAGGTGTTGAACCTTTCTTTATATCATCTATAACCAGTCCTAAAGTAAATTTTGATAATGTAAAAGTTTTGGGTATTAAAACACATATAAAAAAATACGAGATTGAAGATATGATATTAAAATTCAAATCACCATTACAAAATCAAATAAATAAAAAATTATTGGATATGGGTGTTAATGGTAAACGATTTGATATGAAAATTGAAATCCTTGAACCAAATGGTGTTGTTTATGAAAATTGGTTAATGACTGGTTGTTTATTAAAATCAGTTAATTTTGGAACACTTGATTATGCAGATAGTTCATTTTCAGAATGTGAATTGGTTATTTCACCAAGTGATTACATGATTAAATAATATTATTACAATAAATAAATAAAGCCCTAAGTTTGGGGCTTTTTTTGTTTATTTATTATATTTATAATAAAAAACTCTTGTTATGGGTAAAAAAATAAATGAAGAATTAACAAAAACAGAAATTAATAAACAAATTAAAGTTTATATGGATTCTAGTGAGTTTAAAAATAAAATTGAAAAGATTGTTAAGGAAAAATTAAAAAAAGAAACAGAGTTAGAGGATAAAGTAGTTGAAATAACCAAAAATGTGCTCTCTCAATTATATAAAACTCTTTGGGTCAAAAGAAATACTTGGATGAATAACCTAACAAATAAAAATAATTAATAATGAAAAAATTAAAATTAACTAAAGAACAATACAACAAATTGTTGGAAACTTTTCATAACGATAAACCAATTGTTAAAGGAGGGTTAAATAGAGTATCTAAAGAATTTAAAAAATATAACATTAAAGAAGAATATAAAAATTTATTAGAATACATATATGGTAAATCTAAAAATTTATCAGAATTTTGGAATGAAAACAATATTAAATACGAAAGTATTTTAGAATCGTTAAAAGATATTTTAGTTAAAGAAAATAATAGTTATAAATTATCTAAATCGTTAGGTTCACCACAAGACGCATTAAAAATTTATGAACAAAAACTAAATGAAATAGTTGGTGGGTTAAATGAAGGTGATTGGTTTGATACCCATCCAAACAATCCAATAAATCAAGAACCACAAAGACGACCTAACCAATCTTCAAATGTTAGTAATGTCGATGTTAAATTTAATAATGGTGAAATAGCTATTATACAAACCGAAAATGGTTTATCTTATTTAGATTTGGATAACTACAATTCTGAATTCACTAAATCAGCAAATTATGAGAATTCCGAATTAAATAATATAGCATATGAATTAGGTTATGCTGATGACAGTACTGATGGTTATTGGACTAATAATGAAGAACAAATCAATCAAGTGTTAAATAGTTATATTGAAAGTAACACTGAAAATTTAATACCTATTAACGATAAAATTAAATCTGATTTATTAGATTTTTACTCTAATGATAGAGAACTAATGTCGTTGTTAAATAATGTGAACGAAATGGATTATAATCAAATAAAACAATCGTATACTAATCAACTAACACAACCATCTAGGTCAAACAAATCTCCAGAAGAGATAAAACAAAAATTAGCTAATATTAGAGCAACGTCTAAAAAACAAGAAGATGATTTCTTTAAACAAAGAGATACTCAAAATACTGTTGAGTCCCCTATTGACGAAATGACATCAGCTGCATCTTCTGGACAATATGTTGGTAAATCATTTTTTGGTAAACTTAAAAATGAATCAATTAAAAGAAAATTACAAGAAATGACACAAGGTTCTGATTCTATAGGTCAATATGATATAAATGCGTTACCAATAGGTAGAAATGGTGAATTTAAAAATGTTGGTAAAACAAAAGCACAAAAAACACCACAATGGGCTGGAGGTGAGTTTGTTGAACAACCTAATTGTTCTAAACCAAACAACAACAAAGAAGCTCAAAACGGTGGATGTAATTCTGGTGCTAGTAGCCTTAAAACTAGGAAAGTTAAAGGTTCAGTGAATGCTCCTTCTTTAGGTGAAAATAAAATTTACGAAACTATTGCAAATCAAACTGGGAAAACAATAGATGAAGTTAAAAGAATTATTGAATCAAAAAATAATAAGTAGTAAACTTTATTAAAAACTAAGATATTTATAATTAAATCATTTGAAATGGATAAAAATATAATTAAAAAACACTTAATTGAAAAATTTGTAAACGAAGCTAAAGGTGATAATGTTCCTGGGTTATCGATTACTAATTCAAATAAAAAAGAAAGTGAAAAAATAAATAAATCAGCAATTAAAGATATTAGTAAAGACGTTAACTCTTACGACAATACTTTGAAAAAAGGTATGGAAGTTACTGACGTTAATAATAAATTTAATTACAATGGTAATGAAGAAATTGACTATCATAAAGAAATCGAGACTATGAACGGTGAAGAAATGGTTCAATATGATAGAAAACCAAACAAACAATTCAGTGATAGAGCAAAGGAAGCGATTGAAGGGTCTAGTAGAATGGGTAATAACCCAGAATGGGCTAATGTTATTCCAGCTCAACAAGGATTTACTGGTCCAGAATTTGGTAAAAATTTAGTTAAAAATATTGAAGCTTCATTTAATAAACGAATGGATGCTGAAAAAGGTATTATGAGTTTTGGTGATGATATAGAAATATTACCTAAAGGTTCTAAACCAATGGCTAGATTTTCAGCATTAGAAGAAAATAAAGATAACAATAAACCACAAATAAAAGAAGGAATGAAAAGACTTAAATTCAAAAAGGAGTTTAACGGTGTTGGAAATGCACTTAAAATGATACCAGAATCATACAAAACAGATAATAAAGTGTTTGAAATGACTGATGGTGTTGAAAACTATAAAATTCGTTGGGAAGGAACGTTAACTGAAGGTAGAGCTGTTGTACTTATGGCATCTGATAAAAACTTGGTTAATGAAGATATGCAAAAGATGAAACACCTTATGGGTTATAAATCTCAAGAAACATTAGGTAATGTTAAAGGTAAAGCTAGATTAGACGAAAATGTTAAATTTACTGATATCTGGAACAAAACAAAACAGTTGATGGAAATGGAAGACATTGAAGGAGCTGATGCTAAAGAAGGTAACTGGGATGAAATAAATGTTCCACAATCAGCTGATGCTAAAAAACACGTTGAAGGTTCTGTCTCAACTGAGAAAGGTACAAAAGCACCAAAACCAAAAACTGGTGAGTTTGAAAAAATTAAAAAAAATGCACCAGAAGCAACTAAACATGTAACTATGAAAGAATCTGTTGAGGAAGAAGAAGAGATAGTTAAAGAAGTTGAAGGTGAAGACGATAAACCAAAAGCTCCATCACACGAGGAAACTGATGCAAATCAAGTTACTGAAGCTGATAATATCGAAGGTGTAAAAGCAGCAAGTGGTGAATGGGAGAAAATAAAAGTACCTCACGCAGCAGAAGCAAAAAAACATATCCACATGGGTAAAGAATCTACAGCTAAACAAGAAACTGTTGCTAAAGAAAACAAAGATGGTTTATCTGAAGGTGTAGTATTAGGTGGTATTAGATTTGAACCAATCAACGAATCTTGGATGGAAGAAGGTATGTATGAAGTTGATTTAGATGAGTATGGTGACGAACATGCTATAACAACTAAAGATGCTCTTGAAAAAGATAATTTAGATGAGTATGGTGACGAACACGCTATAACAACTAAGGACGCTCTTGAAAAAGACGATTTAGATGAGTATGGTGACGAACATGCTATAACAACTAAAGATGCTCTTGAAAAAGACGATTTGGATAAGTATTAATAATAAATAAAACAAAAAAAGGTACTAGTAAGTACCTTTTTTTGTTTATAATATAATAATTAAATATGGAAAAGATTACAAAAACTGGTATTAATGGTATTGAATTAATTAAAAAATTTGAAGGGTTTTCTAGTAAGCCTTATTTATGTCCAGCAAAAATTTGTACTATAGGATATGGAGCAACATTTTACCCTAATGGTAAGAAAGTAACAATGACTGACAAACCAGTAACAGAAGCTGAAGGTGTTGAATTATTAAAATCTATGTTATCAAAATTTGAGCAATATGTTGATTCTTATTGTATCGATAAAATAAATCAGAATCAATTTGATGCTTTGGTATCATTTTGTTATAATTTAGGGCCAGCAAATTTAAAATCATCAACGTTATTGAAAAAAGTTAATTCAAACCCTAACGATGAATCTATTAGAGCTGAATTTATGAAATGGACAAAAGCTTCAAATAAAGTATTAAAAGGTCTAGTTGTTAGACGACAAGCGGAAGCTGATTTATATTTTAAAAAATAAAAGATAATAAAATAATGTAAAAACCTTGGCTACGGCTGGGGTTTTTTGTTTTTTAATTAATATTTATAGATAAACGAATTAATGGAAAAACAAAACAAATTTTATATTGGTATTTGCTCAACAATAATATTGCTTTATTTTTTTACACATACATTATTAATGTTAGATTTTTTTCCAATGTGTAAAGAAGTTGCTATTTTTAATTATATCGCTGTTTTAATTTTTTCTTTTCCATCAACATTATTTATTCGTAATTATATTAAAAAAAGCAAAGAGTCAACTAAATTAAATTATTACGCTAAAAATTTAAATGAAACATTAATACACCAATCACATAATCAACTATTTTACGATGGTAATGTTACCGAAGGTTCTAAACATCTAACCAAAGAAGTCACACTTTCAACGCTTGTTGATAGATGTTCTATATGGCTTTATAATAATGATAAAACAGCAATTAATTGCGAACAGTTATATATCAAAAGTGAAGATAAATGGTATAGTGATATTATATTACATAAGAAAGATTATGAACCGTATTTTAATTCGCTTATAGTTGACCCAATAATAATTGCTGATGATGCTCTTTCTCACCAATCAACAAAATGTTTTAGTGAATCTTATTTAATACCATTAGGTATTAATTCTATGTTAGACGTACCTATATTGTACAAAGGTAAAACTATTGGAGTTATTTGTTTAGAGTCGTATAAACAAAGAAATTGGCATAAAGTTGAAGTTAATTTTGCTGAAATGTTATCATCTATTTTTTCTTTTATGTATTCAGTTAAGGAAAACAAAAAAGTTGAATTAAATTTAAAAGATTTTGAAGATTTTGTTAATGAAACAGCATTAGTTTCAAAAACTGATAAAAATGGTAAGATTATATATGCTAATAAAAAATTTATAGAAATTTGTGGATATAGTAAAAGAGAGATTATGGGTAAAGACCACAATATTGTCAATTCTGGAACACAACCTAAAAATTATTGGCCAAAAATGTATAAAAAAACAGTAAAAGATAAAAAAATTTGGCATGACATTGTTGTAAATAAAAAAAAGAATGGTAATTTATATTATGTTGACACTTATATTAAAGCAGAATTTGACCACGACACTGATGAGTTGTTAGGCTTTTCATCAATAAGACAAGATGTTACCGAGTTAATAGAAACACTTAACGAAATAAATAAAAAGAACACCTATTTAGAGCATGCTGCGAAGATTCTAAGACACGATATGCATTCTGGTATAAACACATACATCCCAAGAGGTATTAGTTCGTTAGAACGAAGATTAACGCAAGATATTATTGACCAAAATAAATTAGAATCACCTTTAAAAATGTTAAAGGAAGGGTTAAAACACACACAAAAAGTTTATAAAGGTGTTTATGAGTTTACTAATTTAGTTAAAAAAGATGCGTCATTATCAAAAGATTACAACAATTTAAAAGAAATTTTAATTAACTTTTTAAAGTCAACTGCCTACCTAAGTCAAGTTAAAATCGAGGAATTACCTAATTATGAGGTTAATGAATCACTATTCTGTACTGCTATTGATAATTTAATTAGAAATGGGTTAAAATATAATGATTCTAATAATAAAATTGTCACTATTTATATGGAAGATGAAGACACCTTAATTGTTCAAGATAATGGTAGGGGTTTAACACAAGAAGAGTTTGATGCTTTTTCAAAACCATATTCTAGAGATAAAAGTCAAAAAGAAGCTGGAACTGGTCTAGGGTTGAACATATGTATTGCAATATTAAATGAACATGGTTTTAAGATATTCTGTGAAAAAAATGAAATAGGTACTAAAATTAAAATTAAACTTAAATAGTTATGATAGATTCAATTTTATTAGTGGATGATGAAGATTTATTCCACTTAGTTTTCGAAGATGCTTGCAGTCTTCTAGATATAACACTTTCACTCCAAAGTGTTTCATCAGCTGATGAAGCTGAAAAAATGTTTAAAGAATGGTATGAACATAATAAAACCGAAGAAAGACCAGAATGTGTTTTTGTTGATTTAAATATGATAGGTTCAACATTTGATGGTATTGAATTGGTCAGAAGAATTAATTTTGAATATGGTAATCATGTTGTAATAGGAATTATTTCTTCTAGTGATGAACCAGAGGAACAAGCTAAAGCAGTAAAAGCTGGTGCTCAATTTTGGATAGTTAAAACTGATGAGATTGAACCTAGATTAGAAGATTTTAGAAAAGATTTTGATAAATATAAAAAAGGTAGAACTTCGTTTAAAGTTTATAGATAATGATTAAGTTCGATAAAAATACAATAGAACAACTTTTAAAATTATATGAATCTAGAAAAATAGGTTTAGAAGGTAATATTGTAAAAATTATTGACACTGATGATACTAACTTTAAAAAGTATTTAGATACATGTATTGAAAATGATAATGAAAATAGAAGAAAAAGATTAAATATTACAAAACAAATACAAGCACAAAATACTGAATTAAAAAAAGCGAAAGATGAAAACGAAAGAATTAATCAAGAATTAAAACTAGCTTTAGAACAAACTCAAGAAGCTAAAAAAATTGCTGAAAATGATTTAGATTTACTTCAACAAAAAACTCAATTTGAATTAATTGGTTTAATAGTCAAAATATCTTTATCAGTAATAATAGGTGTTGGGGTTATAACTACTGGTATTTATATTTATATATTAACAATAGGTGGTGATTCAAAAATAATAGAAACTTCTTGGTCTAATATGTTTGGTATATTACTAACTAATAGCTTTAGTATTATAGGTACGATAATGGGGGTTAAATATGCCTCTGATAAAATAAATAAAAAATAATTATGAGTTACACAAGAGAACAAATTAAAATGGCTGTTGAAACTAAAGGTTACAAATGGTTTAACGATGATGCAAATAAATCCTATGATGTAAATATTGTGGGTGTAAGAAACGTTGCAACTGGTAAAAAAGTTACTAACGTATTTGATGATACTATTACAATATCTTTTAAAGATGAAAATGGGCAATGGCAATTCTTTGCATGGGCTGCAACTACAGACCCAGGAAAGAAGTCAATGCTTGAATGGAATAAAATGGGTATTACTGGTGGGTGTGCTCGTTTATTAGCTGGACAATGGAGAACTACTTGGGCAATCGATAAACATCAAGGTAAATATGACGCATTATGTCAACGTTTATCAAAAGTTAAAGTATATCGTGATTCTGATTTCGATTTAGAATACGATGAAGATAAAATAACTGAAGGGATGTATGGTATTAACATACATAAAGCTGGTCAAGATTCTACTTGGGTTGAAAATTGGAGTGCTGGTTGTCAAGTATTTAAAAGAGTAAAAGACTTTGATGTATTTATGAAGATAGTGAGAAAAGCATCAAAAATTCATGGTAATAAATTTTCATACACATTATTAGAATCTACAGATATTAAATAATATGAAAAATAATTTTAATAGGTTAAATTTGTTAGCATATATTCATAACCCAATAAGTTTAAATGATATGTTTAAAATATATGATGAGAACAACATTAAATATGATAATTGTGTGTTGTATGGAGATTTCGTACAATCATTTTTAGGTTTAATTTTTGATACTTATTTGGGTGATGAATATACTAATTTAGAAAATCAATTAAAACATTTTGATTGGTGTTGGAATAAAACTATAAATAATTTTAAAAAGGAAGGGTTAAATTTCAGAGAAATAAAATTGTATCAATATTTTTTGGAATTTGTTTTAGAAGTTTTTTATTATGACACCAATAAAGAAAATCAAAAAGATTTAAACGAAAATTTATTAACTATATGGTATAATATCTTTGATTATAACAAAGAAAAAACTAATGCTGATATTGATACTTTACTAGGATTATACAAAATATTTGAAAAAGCATTAAAAAAATAGGTTTTACTATTTATTTTTTAAAAAAATAGATTAGTTTTAAAATAAAAATTATGAATACCGAAAGATTGTTTAATTTGGTCATGTCTGATATGGGTATGGACAAGATGAAATTGGAAGATGATTTAGAAAGAATTATTAATAATAAAGAATTATCTATCGATGAAAAAATTAGTATGACTAAATCTATATTATATAGAATGTCAACAACTGAGAATGCTATCGCTACATTTAGCGATTTATTAAATAACAATAACAAAATAGAAAAACAAAATTAAAAAAAGATGGAAAAGTACGAAGAACTTAAAACATTAGTAACTTCAATGGAAGATGATGCTATTAAATTTTATGAAAAAGGAAATAAAGCAGCTGGTGTTAGATTAAGAAAAACATTACAAGAAGTTAAAACTTTAGCTCAATCAGTTAGATTAGATGTGTCTACAAAAACAAAATCTACAAAAACTGTTTAAAAAAAAATAAAATTATGTTAATAGATATATTTAATAAATTATTTGTTGTTTTATTCATGTTATCTTGTTTAAATATAATAAGACATGGATATTATTTTATTCAAACGGTTATAACATCTAATGATGAGGAACCTAAAAAATATAAATTATCTAAAATACAATTAACTTTTTTAGGTATATCTATTGCATATATTTTATCAGTGTTTATTACTGGTATTACAATTTAAATTGATAAAATGTCAAATATACAAAAAACATTAGATTCCTTACAACCATATGTTATAGGTATTAGATATCTTGAAGGAACACCTCTAGTTGATGCAGTGTTTAAAGAAGGATGGACTGTACCAGATGACAACACAATCAAAAAAGTTAGGGGTAACGATGAAATGAATTACTATATGCTTTTTAGTGAGGTTAAAGGTATTGGATTAGATGAATTATTAGAATACGTTAAGAAAACAATTGACTTAAATGTTGAGCGTGAAAAGAAACACGATTTACTAAAAGAAAAAGTTAACGAATTAAAAGAAATTTTTAAGAAAACTAGTTTAGAAAAATTAAAAAGACTTAAATTTACTTTTAACGAAGAAGACTTAATGCCTAAATTAGATGATTTTGATGCTGAGATTGACGAAACATTTGAAGAAGAAATCATTGAAACGACACAACCTAACTTTTACCCAGAAAACGTTGATGAGTATCCTACATCTGAGGAAAAAGTATTCGAAGAATCAACAATTTCAACATACTTAGATGAAAATGGACATCCAATAGAATTAAGTGAAGAAGAATTAGAAATGATTGAAGAGGAAAAAAGAGCTTTAAAAAACATGGAGATGTTAAAAGCTAAAAAACAAAATGAAAAAACTAAAAACTTATCTAGCAAAGTTGAATTACCACCTAGATAATAACAAACAAACAAACAAACAACAATAAAAAAAAGCCCCATTGGGGCTTTTTTTATGGCTTATTAAAAGCTCGTTCAAAAGCTTCTTGTACTGTGTGTGTTAACCACACACCAGCAGCAGATAATAAACCATTTAAGAAAACAATCATGAAAGGGTTAGTAACACCAATTGAACCTATAGGTGTTAATTTACCATATCCAAAGTATATTAATACTCCAGAAACCGCAAAACCCATCCAAGTACCTAAACACATAAAACAAGTGAATAGTTTGTGGATACTGTAACCTCCAGTACCCATTTTAGATAGAAAATTTCTCCATCCTTCAAATACGGAACCATATATCATGTTATTACATGCCCCGTAACAAATAAGAATAAAAATTAATGTAATCATAGTTTTTTATTTAAATATATGCATTATAGACGGTATAGTCAATATTTATATTAAAAAGAACGTGAAAGAATTTATAAAACATAGGTTAATTGTTTTACTTAATGAAAGTAAAAATGATGAACATCAGTATCAAACTAGAGATATTGGTGGTTCTGATGTGTATTATAAAAAAAATAAAAAAGATAAATATTGGGAATTTATAGAAAAAGAAGAGTTTGATAAAAAAGCCAATAAAGATAATACCGTAAAATTTAAAAATGAAAACACTAATTAAAAAATTATTAAGAGAATCTTTTGATGTTGAAACAAAAGATAAAGACATAGTTTGTGATGAATGTGGTCATTCATGGGATAAAAAAGATTCTAAAAAAAGTGATTTATATATTTGTCATGAATGTGGTCATGACAACGAACCACCTTATGATGATGATACTCTTAATGAATCTGAAGGCGAGCAAAATGTTGCTGGTGTTCTTATTAAATGTCTCAAAACTGGACGTGTTTTTTTATTACATAGAAACGACCCTAACCCTAAATGGGCTCTTATGTCTGGTGGTATGGATGAAGGTGAAAAACCAATTGACACGCTAATCAGAGAAATAGGTGAAGAGTTACAAATAAACGCTGATGGGTTAATACAATTTGAATATGATAAAACTGAACATATACCAGAAAAAAATAGAACATTTCATTTTTATAAAGGGTTTACTATGTCAGAATTTACACCTACATTGGACCATGAAAATTTGGGTTATGGTTGGTTTTCAAAAGATAAATTACCAAGCCCGTTATATCAAGGGTTAAAAGAAAAAATACAAAGAATATGAGTGATAAAATGATTGATAGAGAAATTAAGATAATTGAAAATGAAATAGAAGCAGATAAATTCATGACTGTAATTAGGAAGAAAAGTTTCATCAACGATTTAAAAACTGGGTTAGGTGAAGAAATTAAAAAGAACCCAAATAAGGTTAAATTAATTAAAAAACCTTGGTACAGTAAAGGGTTAAGTATTATAAAAAAAATATTTACAACGTTTTAATATGACATATGAAGATTTAATCGAAACGATATCTGAAATTTTAGGTAACGATAAAATACAAAAAAAAGGCTTGGTTCTGACTTATTTTTTAACAGAAAAAAACCATCATAAAATGAATGAACATTTATTTTACAAATCAAACCCTATTACTGAGAAATTTGAAACTAGTGATGAATTTGAAGTTGAAATAGATGGATTATTGATTAAATTTGTAAAAAGATAAAAATTTGTTTTTTAAATAATTTTTTTATATTTTTGTATAAAAAATAAAATGAATAAACAAATTAAGTTATTAGAAGATTTCGGTGACTACGAATATGTCGCTGGTTTAGATGAAGTAGGTAGAGGTTGCGGTGCTGGTCCAGTTGTTACAGCAGCAGTTATAATGCCGAAAGGTTTCAAATCTCCACTTATAAGAGATTCTAAAAAACTATCCCCAAAACAAAGAAATGAAGCGTATCAATTAATAATGGATAACGCTATCGCTATTTCTTGTAAAGCTGGTTCTGTTTCAGATATTGATGAAATTGGTATAAACCCAACAACATTCAAAACTATGGTTAAAAATATAGATGAAATATCTGAAATTTTATCCAAAGATTATCCTATAAGTGAAACTGTTTTGGGTCAAGAAAAACAACTTAAAATGGTTAAAGAACCGTTAAAAATAGGTGCTATTTTAGTTGATGGTACTGAATGGATTAAAGATTCAGATATTAAAGTAACCCTTGTACCTAAAGGTGATGACACCTACACATGTATTGCAGCAGCAGCTATTATTGCAAAGGTTAGACGTGATGAATATATGTGTAAACTACATGAATTACACCCAGAATACAATTGGTGTAAAAATAAAGGTTATTTAACGCCAGACCATATTGAAGCTTTGAAAAACCATGGTTCAAATAGATATCATAGAAAACAATACGTAAAAAATTTCGTAAAAAATTTGGTAGATTAAAAAATAATATTTACATTTGTACTATAAGAAAATTAAATGGAAAAAAATACTAAAATATCGTTATTAATAATATTGGTTAGTTTTTTAACATGTCTACTATTAGCATCATGTGAAAAGATTACACCTGGTAAATATACACAGAATAATCCTCAAACAAAAGATACATCTACTTTTGAATGGCAATTTGAGAATAAAGGCACATTACCTAATTGGGGTAATCCGACTACAAATATTTTAGTTGGTACTAGGTGGGTTTTAACTAAGGTTGTCATTAATTTTGCGTCATCAACGCCAAACGATACTATCGATTTTGTGACCAATAATCAATACAAATGTAATAACAGCTCTTACAGAACTTATACATTAACATCTGGTGTCGCATCAACAAATAAAACTCTAACTCTAAATTATTTTTATCCTTTTGGTGGCAGTCATTACAGTGGTCAAGTAGGTGAGTTTTTTGTTACTGATAGTATAATTAATAATGCCGAATTTAAAAATATACAAAACTCAACATCATTAATAAAAGCATGGTTTAAACGTATAAAATAATTAAGCTAAAATCAATAAGTTAAAAATATATTAAAAAAAAATAAAAAAATACTTGCAAAATAAAAAAATAGTTAGTACATTTGTAACACTTAATTATAAATCTTAAAAATAAAATTATGAGCACATTTTTAAAAGCAATGCAAACAGCTGATTCATTAACAGAAAACGGTATGGTGACAAATTCATCATCTTTAAATCATTGTGTTGATTTATTTTTCCAAATTGGAGCGATGAGAGGTCAAGATAAACAAAGACTTATCAATGCGTTTACAAAAGCATTTGCTGAAAATCCATTACATGCGATGAAGTTATTGTTTTGGGCTCGTGATGTAAGAGGTGGTGCTGGTGAAAGACAAATCTTTAGAGATATTGTATCTTACTTATCAGAAAACCGTACTGAGATATTAAGTAAAAATTTACATTTGTTTAACGAGTTTGGACGTTGGGATGATTTACTAACACTTATTGGTACACCATTACAGACTAAAGCTTTAAACTTAATCTCTGATGCGTTAGACAGAAAGGATGGGTTGGCTGCTAAATGGATGCCACGCCCAAACGTATCCAACCGTGAAAAAAAACTATGGGCAAACGTATTGAGAAAACACTTGGGTCTTACACCAAAACAATACCGTAAGTTATTGACTGAAAATTCTAACACAGTTGAGCAATTAATGTGTGCTAGAGAATATTCTAAGATTGAGTACTCTAAATTACCATCAAAAGCAATGAGTGATTACATGAAAGCGTTCTCTAAGAACGATTTAGAGCGATTCCAAGCTTACTTAGGTTCTCTTGAAAGAGGTGAAACTAAGATTAACGCTGGAGCGGTGTACCCATATGACATCGTAAAATCCTTGAAACAAGGTAACGCTAGAGGTGCTAATGAGCAGTGGAAAGCTTTACCAAACTACATGACTACAAATGAAGAATTTGTATTACCAGTAGTTGACGTTTCTGGCTCAATGTCATGCCCAGCTGGTGGTAACCCTAACGTTACTTGTATGGATGTGGCAATCTCTTTGGGGTTATATATTTCTGAAAGAAACGTAGGACCTTTCCAAGATGCTTTTATTACTTTCTCTGATAGTCCAAAGTTAGAAATATTGAAAGGTAGCTTAAATGAGCGTTACAAACAACTTCAAAGAGCTGATTGGGATATGTCAACAAACTTGGAAGCTGTATTTAAGTTAATACTTAAAAAAGCTACTGAGTCCAATGTTCCTCAATCGGAAATGCCTACAATGATTTTAATCTTGTCAGATATGGAATTTAATTCTGCGGTTAGTCGTAGAACTGGGTACAGTGTAGGGGCTCAAAAAATGATTGATGAAATGTATACAGCTGCTGGGTATAAAACTCCAAAACTTGTATATTGGAACATTCAATCAAGAGGTGATAACAACAAACCAGTACACTTTGATACAAATGGTACTTGTTTAGTCAGTGGTTTTTCACCAGCCTTGTTAACAAACTTGTTAGCTGGTAAGGATTTATCACCAATATCAATGATGTTGAGTGTTATTAACTCTGAGCGTTACTCACCAGTAACAATCTAAGATGTTGGGGTGTAAAACTCCAATTTTATTCAAATGTTTGTATAGAAAAATGCATTCTGCAACTAAAAAAACTTAAACAATTAATATAGTACAGAAAGTATAGTTTCCAGTCTATCGAAAACCAATGTGGTTTAACTTAAACTACATCACTAAAACTGGAATTCTTTATAAGATTTAGAATTAAAACTATCTCCGCATTTTGTTACAAACATCAACTAAAAGGACTCACTAGAGTCCTTTTTTTTGTTTTTATACTTTACTATGTCAAAAAAAAACAATAAAATTA